TCCCAAGTCAGATAACGCTTGGCGGAGGGGGCGCTCACGTCAGCGGCGAAATCCAGGCTTGGGAAGGCAGACCCGACTCGGTTGCTCCCGTCAGTGTTGAAGCTGTACGAGATACCGGAAAGAGTGAGGATCGCCAGTTCGTCGACACGGTTTGCGAGCCAGTAGGCCAGACGGTCCTTGGCCACGTTACGGAAGCTGATGACGGAGCGCTGCTCGGCCAGCTTGCCCTTGGTGCGAACCTGGTTCGAGATCAGGTCGATCTTGATTTCCTGCCACGAGGATTGCATCTCTTCCTCGTTGCCTTCGCGCCAGTTGTCACCGACGATGCCGTCACCGACTAGGTCGGCAACCATGGACATCAGAGCCTGGGTACCCTTTTCGGTCTGGGTCAGCTCGGTGATGTGCTGGATGATCGCGGAGGTGCCATCGCCCAGGAACTTGTTCACGAACATCTCTTCGCGCGCGGCGGTCCAGACTTTTTTGGACCAGTAGATCTTCTGCTGCGGCTGCAAGGCCGCAAAGTTGGTAACTGCCATGAGGGCATTCCTTTTCTGGGTGGTATTCGTGGTTCTGGGTATGTCGCCACCCGAGCGAAGACAGGATTTAGGCGCTCCTGAGGCGCTTGAAACGGGTCAGCTTTACGCCCTGATGGCGAGGACACCGTGACTCGGTGAGCGAGCATCTGGCCGATGCGGGGCTTTCATGAACTCCGGAATGGAGTCGCGCATCCGTGCGCTTCATGTACGACAAAAGCTAAGTTATGTGACTGGATTGGACCGTCAACCCACAATGTCACCGGAAAGACGCGCCTCGTCTTCCGGAGACAAAGCGGCCATCTCCTTGGCGGTCATCTTGGCCACGTCGAGCTTGGCGGCTCGGGCGCCAACGCCTTCGGGCTTGGCCGGAACCCGATCAGCGCGGGCCAGCCCTTTTGCCAGATCAACCTTCGGCTCTTTGGTCGACGGCTCAGGCGCCACTGGTTCGACCTTGTATCGTGGGCCGACTTTCGATACCGCTAGGGTAATGGACTCGCCTACCGACTTACCTTTGGTCGTGTAATGGTTCGCCAGCGCCAGTACTTCCTCGATCGCCTCGGCATTTGGCTCACTACCCTGAGAGTCCAGGAACGGATAGGCCTCGTAGGCCTTTGCCACTGCCAGGTCACGCTCAGCGGTAGCTCGGGCCAGCTCGTCCTTCTCTTTGTTCGCGGCATAGCGGCGGTCAGCGGCCGTCTCCGCTTCACGAGTGGCCTCGGCACGCTCTTCGCGGCGGATCTCGGCGCGGATCTGCTTAGCCTTGGTCTGGTCGCCGTCTAGGATCGCCGCCGAGTAGCGGTCTTCGGCGTCGTCGAAATCGTAGGCCTTAGGAGTCTCCTCTTTCTTCGGCTCCTCCTTGGCTGGGGCTGCACCCTTGCTGCGAGCTAACTCCTCTTCGAGCTCGAGGACACGCTTGCGGTAGGCTTTGGCCTCCTCGTTCACCTCGTTGAAACGCGAATGAGGCACGGTTTTGGGCTTGTCTTCGCCCGCCAGCGAAGCGAGGACTTCTGGATCAATTTCATCGTCACTATCTTGCTTGGCTGCAGGCTTTTTCGCCGGCTCGCCCTTCGGCTCGATCACGATGTCATCGTCGGTCGGGATGAAATTGTCGCCGCTCTCATCCACTTCGTTGTCTGGTGTGATGGTGTCGACGTCGTCGTTGATGTCCACGTCGATTGCTTCGTTCTGTTCGGTCTTCATGTTGCGCCCCCTCAGTGAATTCAGTTATTTCGCGATCTTGGCCATTTCAGCCATCTTTTCCTTGGCCAATTCCTTCACGGCGGCCATGCGCTTGCTGTCTTTCTTAATCTCTTCGGCCCGCGCCAAGATGCGCAGGTCGTCCTCGATCTGCCATTTCTTGTCCACGTCCACTGCTGCTGACTTCATGCTGGTGCTCCTTCAATGCGCGGGGTTTCAATGCCGGCGTTCAGGCCAACGCCTGGGCTTGGCGGGGTGGTTGGATTCGTGTTTGCCGGAAGGTCCACGGCGCCCAGGGCGGTGCCGTCGTACTCAGGCACGATTGGCGCGGCATCGCGATCGACGTAGCCTGCGGACAGCAGGAGCGCATCGGCCAAGTCAGCTGTCGCTGGCATGGTCGCGATGGTCCCGGCGGTCTGGATGGCCGAGTACTGCGATTCGACCGACTTCGCGACTGTCTCGGCCTGAAGCTTGGCGGTCTGGGCGGCCAACTGGTCAGCCTTGGCCTGAAGGGTCGGATCGACAGGCGCTGCAGGCTGCTGCTCCATCGCGTCGACGATCTCCTGTTTGTTGGCCAGGTTCGAGTAGCGAATGATGAAGGGCCACGGGATGTTGGCGCCCTTTTCGTTGAGCTCGATGGCCTGCAGGAACTGGCTATTCTCGAAGGTGATCTGGGCAGGCGCCTCGGTAACGATGACGTCGTACTCACCAATGGTCAGATCGTTGAGGATGCGGTCATCGGGCTGCGGGTAGTTGATTGGGATCTCCTGCGTCTGCTCGCGGCCCCGTCCATCCACGTCGGTGATGCGGATGATGCGCGGCTGGTCATAGAACGCTTGGATCATCTCCAGCATTCGGGTCGCCAGCATCGAGCGGGTTCGAGCCAGGTTGTCCAACGGCACGGCTAACTGCTGCTGCGCGGCGTACTGACGCGTCTGGATGGCGATCCCCGACACCTCATTGCTCTGGTTGCCGGACATGGCTTGGTTAACGCCTGTAGCGCTCTCCAGCAGTGCGGAGGCGCGGTCGATGATGCGGTCGAAGCCGCTGGGCACCTGGTTGGGCTGGATCTTCTGCGGACGGTCGATGGCCTCTGTGCCCTTCTTGATGACTAGGTGCAGGCCTGTTTCCGCACCTTTGTCCGCCAGCTCGCCGTCAGTCATGTTCACCAGTGTTCCGGCAGTCGTCACCCACCCGCTGTTCGCCGTGGTGTTGATGATGTGCAAGAACTGGCTCATCGACTTGTTCAGGAGCTGCTGCGGGCCGATCGCGTCGTCTACCAGACCTCGTGTCTGCCCGCGACGGAACGTCGGGAAGAATGGCACCACGGTGAAGTGGTAGAACGGCGACCAATCGTCGTGGAGTACTTTGTCCTTGGTGGTGATCAGCCAGCGCACGCGCTTAACCCGACGCTTCTGTTGAATGGCACCCTGCTCCACCATTGACGCGACGGCTTCTGGGCGCATTTCCTCGACCAATCGGATATCGCCTGTGGGCGTGATGATTACCTCGGCCATGTCCATCTGCCAGAACTGACGGTCGACGATTCGATAGCGCTTGGTCTTGTCGTCCTGGCCGGTGTAGCTCTGTGTGGTGTACAGCGAATCATCATTGCCGAACGTGCGGCGGTCGTCGTCCAGGCCGTCTGCGGAGAATTCAGCGCTTACCGCCTGCTCCTCGTCCATGGCCCGTTTGGCTTTGGAGCCGTAGAGCACTTCGATTTCAAGAGGGGTCAGCAGGCGCGTCACCACAACGTCGGCCCAGTCGTCCGGGTCGTAGCTGTTGGCGTCCGGATCCGGTATCACGTCCATCGGGTCGAGCACGTCAATCTTGATCTCACCCAGGATGCTGTCCGCGTAGCTCATGCGGATGTCGAAGTAACCGCGCTGCTGGATGATGCCGTCGCTGAATACCTGCGTCTCTTTGAAGTGGAGTTGGTTGTTGTCCGCGATCTGCATGGCCAGCTTGGAAAGCGTGCTGGCCGTCTCGGCGTCAGCGGCGCCAGCCCGAGGACGGAAGCCAATGTCCATGCGGTTGCCGATCTGATAGCCAACGGCGGAGTTGATCTTGTTCTTGATCTGGTTGAACTCCAGCGCAGGACGTCCGGCAGCAGCCAGAGCGGCGCGGTCTTCGAAATTCCACTGCCCGCCACCGCCCAAATAGAAGTTTTCGCATAGGCGTGCCTGCTCGATGTAGTCGGCATGGCCGCGAGTCGAGCCGTACACATAGCGGCTCCAGTTCTGTTCGGCCTTGGCCGCATCGTCCAGCTTCTCGGTCTCTGCCATGTCAGGCGCTCATCGCTGATTTGCGGGCGTTCCGGCGCATAAATTGGGCCTTCCAGTCTTCGGTGAATGTGTCGTCGGCCGATACCGGCTCAGCGAAGGTCAGTGCCAGGGCGTCGCCGTCGTCTGGCGAGCGGCCAATGATCTTCTTGGCCTCTTCCTTCGGCAGGAGCTTGAGCTGGCCATTGCTGGTGTACTTGTCCTTGGCCACGGACGTGAGGTCGCCATGCAGTTGATCGTCATTGGGCACGCATGGGGTGATGTCGTCTTGAATCCACTCAGCCATCTCGCCCCACATCTCGCAGCGCTTGTTGGCGTACTTGCGCTGGTCAGAGGCAGCGGCACCGAAGTTCACGGCTGTTACCCGATCGCCGTAGCCAAGCTCCACCAGCCGGTCGTAGATACCCGCGCCAAGGCCGCCAATGTCGATAAACATCATGCGAATGGTTGGGTCGTCTTGGAGCATGCGGGCAGCTTGTCCAGCCACGGCCATGGTGTCGGGTACATGGTTGCGCTCGATACCCCACGCAACTCGGCCCTGCCGGTGGATAAACGTCGAGGTGTCGCCTCCGCGCGCCGGGTCAAGGCCGACGACGTGGGCGCCGATGCGCTGCATGTGCTTGATCAGCTTCTTGCGCGCCAGCGACACCTTGGTGGTCTTGATCAGTGGCTTATGGCCGACCTTCTGGAATGCCAGGTCAGGCGTAGCCGGATATTCTTGGTTGAACCAGTCCACGTCTCCGGCGAAGTCGGAGGCGATCTTGGCAGCGCGCCAGGCCATCTGTTCTTCGTCGAGGTCGTAGGCCTCCATGTATTCGTAGTCGTCCTCGCTCATCTCGAAGCCTTTCGGCACCGGACGGCGATAGCCACGCTCTACGAACCAAGGGATGAACACGGCCATGTAGTCGGACTTCCCGGCAACGGCCAGATCCCAGAACTTGTGATACAGGTTGCCCATACCGTTCGCAGTGGACTCGATGATGGCTTCGCTGCCCTCAATGAGGGGAACCGTCTGGCCTAGGCCAGCCATGATCTTCTGAGCGTTGGCCCAGAACGCCATTTCGGAGGCGTGGAGATATTGGATGGTGTCGGACCGGCCTGCGCCTGGGCTTCCTGCAGTGGCCACCTTGTACCCGCTGCGCAGCTTGGCGAATGACAGTTCGGTACCCGAGTTCGCCTTGATCGCCGGGCGGAGCGTATCGCTGCTCAGTTCGAAAAACGTCTTGGCCATGCCGAAAAGGTTCTGCGTGGCCGCGTCCAGATGCGTCAGGATCATCGTGCGCTTGCCGAACCCCATGCAGGTCCGCTTGTAGAACCGAGCGGCAACGTAGGTGCTGATGCCCTGCTGCCGCCCCTTGAGCACGATAACGCGGACCAAGCCACGCTCTGCCCTCTGCTGCTCTATTCGCGCATGCAGCACCCGCTGCGCATCGTTCCACACGAACGGCATGATTTCGCCGTCCTTTGTGCGGATCTTCAGATTACGCGCGCAGTAGAGCTCATCGTCGGTCATGAGCTGGGTGAGCATAGCGTCGGCGGACATGGGTTACTCTGGCGCTACTGGCGGCTGAGAAGACTCATGTAGACGCTGTTTCAACTCGTAGCCCATCAGAGGCCAGATCTTTTGCTCAGCGTTCTGGCGCGCAATCTTGCGGCCGATGTCTGCGTCGAAGTTTTCGGGGCTGGCGCATGCGGATTCGCCGGTAACAGTGAAGCCGTTCTTCAGCACTAGCACGCAGAACGTGAGCAAATCCAGCGGCCCTGGATATTTGTAGCCGACCACCACGCCGCCATCGACACCATCGGCGGCGGTGAAGTAGTGCTCGCTGGCAATGTTCGCTTGCAGATCCGCCGGCGTAACGCGCGCAGCCGTCAGGCCTTTTTCTTGGATTTCCTGCTCAATCGCTTGGTCGCTCATGCCATGCCCCTATCTCGATTATCGAAATGACGGAGCCGAGCCTATGTGACTGGAATGGGGGTGCAACAGGTATGAAAAAGCCCGGCTGGTTAGGCCGGGCTCAGGTCTGTTACCTGTGAGGGCTACTGCGGGCCCGCGGGCAACGGGCCTAAATCGACCTCAGCGCCATGGTCACGCATGCGCTGGACAATGCGAAGCAGGCTGTCTTCGTCCAGGGTCAGCAAGGCAGCCATGTAGAAATGCATCTGCATACCCAATTGCCGCGGATCCACGCCGCCGGTGTACTTCCGCCATTGCGCGCCTTGTGCCAGGCCAGCCAAATCCGCCATCTGAGGGCTGGTAAAACCGAGTTCGTCTTTCAGGTGCGCCAAGTCCCCCGCTGACGGCGGGTCATAGTGCTTTATACGTTTCATGGAGATATCCGAAAGCCCCGGAGATTACCGGGGCTGTATGCCGTTTAGCCGATGATTCGAGTAGCGGCCCAGAACACGGCCAGCGCAAACACTACGCCGGATCCGGCTGAGACCAGCATGTTCCGGGTCTGGTGCTGGGTGCCGTTGCGGACTTCGTTCCCCAATTGCTCCAGATCCGCCCGCATCTGCTTGATGACTTGATCGTGGCTCATGGTCTTCCTCACTTGGGTGGCGGGTCGTGCCTATCGCATGCCCCTGTACAGATACTTTCGCTCGAATCGGTCAAAACCTCAAGTTCCGCTTGGCGGTGGCCCCGATTACTCGGGGCCGGTGCTTAGAACTTGTGGATGAAGGCGGCGGCGGTGACGATCACTGTGACTATCCCTCCTGCCGCCACGAAAGGGTAGAACATCGTCTCCCTTTTCAGCTTGTTGGCTTCAGCGATCAGCTTTCGCGTCTCGGCTGCCAACTTGTGAACTTCGGCTTGAAGTTTCTCAAGCTCCAGTTCCTCCTTCTCTTTCTGCATTCAGCCT